GATAAGGAAACTGGTGTAAGAGAAGAACTTGAGCAAGTTGATGAAATCTATATGACATCTCCACATCTAAAGAAAGAAACCAAAAAGGATGTGAAGAAAAAAGAAACTTGGTATGATCGTGATGAAAGAAAAAGAAAAGAGCAGAAAGAAGAAGTAGAGCAGATTGAAGAGTTGACAGATCTTCAGAGGAGAAGATATCTTGGTAGAAAACCAGGAGAGTCTAAGGAAAGACTCAAGAGATCCAACGAAAGAAAGGACAAGAAGGATGCCCTTGCTGCTATGATGAAGCAGTATAAAGGAATGAAGGCAGGTATCTATAGTTCTTATGAACCAGAAGGTGAACTGGTTGATGAAGAAAAGAAAAAACTTCCTTATCTGAAGATGTTCCGTAAGGCAGGAAATCTTGGTCGTGATGGTAGTCCTGAAGCGATGGAAAGATCGAAGAAGCTTACCAAGGTTATGAATGATGATGCTAAAAGAAGAGCAGCTCATAGAGAAAGAGATGATGCTGCTAAAGAAGCAAAGAGAATGAAGAAGGAAGAGGTAGAGCAGGTCGATGAAAAGTTTGCAACTCAATATGGTGATAAAACTAAATTGAGTCAGTCTTCTAAAAGAAAGTCTCTTGGTAGAGGTTCTTCCGTGAAGGATGGTGCAAAGAAAACAGGTTACGAATCACCTGCTGAATTTAGATCTGCCGAAAAAAAGTTTAGTGAAGAGGTTGAGCAGATTGATGAAATGCCTTATCAGGTGATGGGTTCTCCTGATGGTGGAAAGGAGAAAAAAATTGGTAAACCAGTAAAGAGCAAGAAGTATGCTGACGCAAGGGCAGCAGAACTTGCTGATACCCACAAGAAGACTGGTGGTAAGTATCGTTCACAGTATGTTGAAGAAGTTGAGCAGGTTGATGAAAAACTCAACATGAAGAAAGAAAAGATGGGTGATGTCATCAAAGACTTCTATAAGTCTGATGCTCCTCAATTCAAGGGTAAGTCAAAAGAAAAACGTCGTGAGATGGCAATTGCTGCTAAACTAACTGCTGAACGTGGTGGACGCAAATTGGGTGAGAGTGCAACTGAAGTAGCAATGTCTCCACAAGAACTTGCCCTTCAAAAAAGAAAAACCCAAATCGATCAAATGATTGCTAAGAAGAGACAACAATCTCTTCAGAAAGCAAGAAAATCTACAAATGAAGAAGTTGAACAAGTTAATGAAAGAAATGAAAAGGTAGAAGCAGAATACAAGAGAGCAAAGACACCATATTTGCTTTCAAAATTCCGTAAGGAAAATCCTGGTTCTCGCCAAGAAAAGAAGGTTCCTGGAGCAAAGGAAACTGAAGGGCAAGCAGCAAATCGTCGTAGACGTGCTCAAGCAGAACGTGCTGCAAAGCATGGTCTTACTTCTAAAGAGAAGAAAGAAACTCAAGCAAGAGCAGAGTATTATTCCTCAAGAGATTAATTTTATTAATTAAAATTGCTATATAGAATGTATAATTGAGGTAAATTATGTTAGGATTTTTACTCCCTCTCGCATCAAAGGTAATTACTGATGCCGTTAACAAAATTCCAGAAAACGAAGAACTCGGTGAGAAGCTGGTTGAGATCTGTCTTGTTATCTTGGGTAAAGCGGTTAAGCTGACCAAAACTGATATGGATGATCAACTTCTTGAGGTTGTTACAAAGGCAATCAGAGCAAGAGAAGAATCATAAAAATAATTTGATTACTTTTAGAGAGACTCTTAAAAACAAGGGTCTCCTTTTTTATAAATATTCATAGCAAATAATTTTTTTACGGAAGAGAAACATGGCACTCTGGGGAAATAACGATGCAGTAGGTGCTGGTGGTACGGTATCATTAAACTATTCCACTGGTGTTGTAACTGGAAGTGGAACCACTTTCGGACAAGTTGGTGCTGCTGCAACCGGTGATGTGATTCGTTTTGGTGATCGTGCTGGGACTTATTATGGTGATGCTGTTATTGTTGGCATTGCAAGCACTACACAACTCACCATCGGATCTACTGCTGGACTGAGTGGGGTTGCAATCGCAGGAACAACATTTACAGTCTCTCAACTTCCTAAGTACACTATTCTTGATTCTAAGTATAGTGAAGCATCATATGGAACTGAAGATTCATTCGTATATGGTGTTGCTGAAGGTGGAATGACGGCAGCAACTGGAACATCCTATGCACTGACTCATGAGGGTTGGGTTGGAGTTACTACTTATGTTGATGCTAGTGGATCTTTGAGAGTTAAGTCTGAAACTCTTGTTGCGATGTCTGGTATCACTACTGGAAACGCACCAGTATTCCCACCTGCATGATAATATATGATCTTTAATGAATTGAACGAGGACAATTTCCTCCTTTTTGCAATTAAGAATTATGAGAATCCTCAGGCTGTAACAAAAGAAGATTTTGATAAAGATCTAAATCATTTCAAATATATCAAAAGACTTTTGAAACGATATAAGAATACGGGGGAACTTAAGGTTCCCCTTTTGATCAATCATTTTATTGTTCTGTATAATATATTTGGTGAAGCAGCAACTCCAATGTTGTTTTTTAAGATTGAGAGAGAACTCTGGTCTACAATGAAAACATTCGTATTGTTTCTAAACAAAATACCAGAGTATCCAAAATGTTATCTTCACGATATTCCGGTAGATTTAGATTGTTTAAAAGAACTCCAGAAGATTTTTAAATCAAATGAACAAGCTTGATAGAATTATTCAAATAATTCGTGAGCAGATGGTCGCAAATGCTCCTGGTACTTCTGGTGGATTTAGTGGATCAGCAGATCCCAAGGGTCCTGTTGCCGGTTATGATCCAAAAATGAAAAGAAAGAGGTATGTTAAGGGTGGAATTGGTAGCAGAAAACGCTGGTTAGATTACCTAAATTCCTCCAATGGCAGAAGAAGTTAAGATTGCAGTATTAGAACAAAAACTAGAAGATGTAAAAGATATTATTATCAAAATTGATAATGCAATTGAAAAATTAAGTGAAGTAAATAGTAATGTGAGTAAGATGCTCGCAGTACATGAAGAAAAAATCAGTAAACAAGAAGAGATCGACAACATACTCTTTGATAAAATTGACAAACTCCGTGATAAAGTTGACAGCAATTATGACAGTATTGTGTCAAGAGTACAGTCGATAGAAAAAAGAGTGTGGATGGCAATAGGTGCTTTGACGTTGCTTTCCTTTATGATAAGAATTCCTGCCGCACTCAAGATCTTGACGCCACAACCCCAAGCATCTATAATAAAACAACTAGACTTTAAGGTTTGATTATGGTAGGTGTGTATTGCTACTATAAAAATTCTAAACCAATTTATGTTGGTTGTAGTGTAAATTTAGAAAGACGAAAAAAGCAACACAAATATAATAATAGATTTTTAGATTGTGATTATAAAATATTAGAAGAAACTACGGCAGAAATGTTGTATGAACGAGAAAGATATTGGATAAAAAAACTTAACACTTACAGGAATGGGGAAAACAAGGTAATCCATAACAATATGGATATGCCTGAAGTTAGAGAAAGATTATCTCAAATGATGAAAAAAGATAATCCTATGAAACCTGGTATTACTAATAGAGGTAGTTTTGTAAAAGGACAAAAACCAATTATCACAGAGGAAAGAAATAAAAAAATAAGTGAAAAAATGAGGGGAAAAAATAACCCTATGTTTGGTAAGAAAGGTGGATTTAATCATATAAATTCTACTTTAAAAACTTGCGAAAAATGTGGTAAAGTCATTAGTCCTGGTAATTATTCCAGATGGCATGGTAAAAATTGTAGACAGGAGGATTGATGGATTATATTGACCAAAAATATATTATGATGATTTCTTCTAGACTTCAGAAATTTAAAAAAGTAAAACCAGGTCTCTACAATTTTAGGTGCAATATTTGTGGAGATTCTCAAAAGAACAAGAATAAAGCACGAGGATACTTATATCAAGTCAAGAGTAATACAAACTTTAAATGCCACAATTGCGGTCTGAATATATCTTTTAATAACTTTCTAAAACAAATAGACATAAACACTCACAAACAATATACGTTTGAAAAATTTAAAGAAGGAACTACTGGCAAAAACTTTGTTGTTGATGAACCAGAGTTTAAGTTTGAAACTCCCAAGTTCAAACCAAAGTTGGATCTGCCAAGAGCATCAGAAAATCTTGATGCAAGAACATATCTGGAAAGAAGAAAACTAAACCCTTATAAATTTTATTACACCAATCAATTTAAATCGTGGACAAATTCTCTAAAAGATGTCTTCGACGATACAACTAAAGATGAACCTAGGATTATTATTCCTTTGTTCTATCAAGATACACTTGTTGGATTTCAAGGAAGAGCACTTGGTCCTAGCATGGTTAAATACATTACTGTGATGCTTAATGATGATGCACCAAAAATCTACGGTCTCGATGAAGTTCAAAAGGACAAAACTGTATACATTACCGAAGGACCATTTGACTCAACATTCATTCGCAATGCGTGTGCTATGTGCGGAGCTGACGCTGATATTAGTAACTGGGGGATTAACAATCCTGTTTGGATCTATGATAACGAACCACGAAATGCAGAAATTGCAGCAAGAATTTCCCGTACAATCGACAAAGGTGATAAGGTCGTAATTTGGCCTACAACAATAAAAGAAAAAGATATCAATGATATGGTTCTATCTGGACTTGATGTTCAATCTGTGATAGAATTAAATACTTACTCTGGTTTAGAAGCAAAACTCAAATTTACTACTTGGAAGAAAATATGAGCAACGGTTTAAAGGTTAAAAAAAGAAATGGGTCTATTGAGAGTATTGACCTAGATAAGATGCATGTGATGGTTGAAGAGGCATGTAAGGGTCTTGCAGGGGTCTCTGCGAGTCAAGTTGAGATGAAGTCTGGTATTCAATTTTATGATGGAATTACTACGGCAGAGATTCAAGAAATTTTAATCCGTGCTGCTTCAGATCTGATTGATCTTGATCATCCCAATTATCAGTTTGTTGCTGCTCGTCTGCTTCTTTTTGCGGTTCGTAAGCAACTTTATGGAAAGATGAAAGAACTTCCTACTCTGGAACAACACATTATTGATTGTGTTTCCGCAGAAGTTTACGATAATGACATTTATAGTAAGTATTCTCAAGAAGAGATTGCACGTGCTGATTCATTTATTGATCATCATCGTGACTTCTTATTCACTTATGCAGGTCTACGTCAGGTCGTTGATAAGTATCTCGTGCAAGATAGAAGCAGTGGTGGTGTATATGAAACCCCACAGTTTATGTACATGATGATTGCTCTGACCATCTTTGCAGATTATCCAAAAGAAACTCGTCTCTCTTACGTTAAGAGGTATTATGACGCAATCTCAAAACACAAAATCAACATTCCCACACCTATCATGGCGGGGGTTAGAACTCCACTTCGACAATTTGCTAGCTGTGTTCTTGTTGATGTTGATGACTCCCTCGATTCTATCTTTAGCTCTGATATGGCAATTGGCAGGTATGTTGCACAAAGGGCGGGCATCGGTATCAACGCAGGTCGCATCAGGGGCATCAACAGTAAGATCAGAGGTGGAGAAGTTCAGCACACAGGCGTTGTCCCTTTCCTCAAAAAGTTTGAAGCAACTGTCAGATGCTGCACTCAAAATGGCATCCGTGGTGGATCAGCAACTGTCCACTTCCCAATCTGGCACCAAGAAATCGAAGACATTCTAGTTCTTAAGAACAACAAAGGAACTGAAGATAACCGAGTTCGTAAACTTGATTACTCCATTCAAATTTCTAAGTTGTTTTATGAGAGATTTATTCGTAATGAAGAAGTATCATTATTCTCTCCCCATGATGTTCCTGGACTTTATGAAGCATTTGGAACTGATGCATTCGATGAGTTGTATGTGAAGTATGAGAATGATTCTTCTGTAAAGAAAAAAAGAATCGGTGGTCAGGAACTCGTTCTTAATCTTCTAAAGGAGAGAGCAGAGACTGGTCGTATCTATATTATGAATATTGACCATTGCAACTCTCATTCTTCGTTCAAAGATAAAATCGAGATGAGTAATCTTTGTCAAGAAATTACTCTTCCAACTTATCCAATTCAACACATTGATGATGAAAATGGCGAGATTGCATTGTGCATTTTGTCGGCAATTAATGTTGGTAAAGTAAAGTCTGATGAGGAACTGGAAGAACTTTGCGATCTTTCCGTCCGTGGACTGGATGAACTGATCGACTACCAAAAGTATCCTGTAATATCCGCAGAACTTGCTACAAAGGCACGTAGATCACTTGGAATTGGATATATTGGTCTTGCACACTATCTTGCCAAACTTGGGTATTCATACAACTCTCAAGAGGCTTGGGATGCTGTCCATGGTCTTTCCGAATCTTTCCAGTATTATCTCTTGAAGTCATCTAATCAACTTGCTAAGGAGAAAGGATGGTGCGAAAACTTTGGTCGCACTAAGTATGCAGATGGTATTCTTCCCATAGATACTTATAAGAAAGATGTAGACGAAATTTCATCAATTCCACTGCAACATGATTGGGAAAATCTTAGAGCATCTATCTTGGAACACGGTCTCCGACACAGCACACTGTCCGCACAAATGCCTTCGGAAAGCAGTTCCGTTGTGTCAAATGCCACAAACGGAATTGAACCACCTAGAGATTACTTGTCCGTTAAGAAATCCAAAAAAGGTCCACTCAAGCAGATTGTTCCGCAGTATCATACTCTCAAGAACAACTATACGCTTCTTTGGGATATGCCTAGCAACACTGGTTATATTAATATTGTTGCTGTGATGCAAAAGTTCTTTGATCAGGCTATTTCTGGTAATACCAGTTATAATCCGGAGAACTATCCAAATAATGAGGTTCCTGTAAGTGTCTTAGCACAAGACCTTCTTACTTGTTTCCGTGCGGGTTGGAAAACAATGTATTATCAAAATACTTATGATATTAAAACTGATGAGATAGTTGAGGAAAAACCAAATCTCAAATCACTTCTCCAAGAACTTTCTAGTGCTGAAGAGGAAGATTGCGAAAGTTGTAAAATTTGACGAAAGTGTAAAGACCTGTTATTATAAATAGTAATAGGTCTTTATTTTATCTTATGGAAGGTCGCATTTACAAAATAACTAATCAAGTTAATGGTAAGTTTTATGTTGGTATGACCAGAAAGAAATTGAAATACAGATTTAATAATCATTGTTATGATGCATTAATTAGAAACTCAAATTCTTATTTCCATAAAGCAATAAGAAAATATGGTAAAGAAAATTTTATCATTGAAGAAGTTGAGGTATGTGAAAAAAATTTACCAGATAGAGAAGTATTTTGGATTTCTAAATTAAAACCAGAATACAACCAAACTATTGGTGGAGATAATGGAATTCTTGGATTTAAGCATACTGAAGAAACTAAAAACTTTCTTTCTGAAAAAAGAAAGGGAAAATATACTGGAGAAAAAAATCCTTTTTATGGGCAGCATCATACACAAAAAACTAAAGACAAACTAAGTAAAATGAGAAAAGGACAACCATCACCTTGTGGATTTGCTGGAAAATCACATAAAGAAGAAAGTAAATCCAAAACTTCCCAAACACTTAAAAACAATCCAAATGTAAAAAGAACCAAAGTATTTCAGTATGATATTGAAGGAAACTTTTTAAGAGAGTTCCAATCTATTAGTGATGCTTCTAAATTTGTAGGAACAACTCCTTCTAATATAAAATATACCTGTGAAGGAAAATTTAAACACTGCAAAGGATATAAATGGAGTTATGAACTATTATTATCTTTATCTAATTAAATTTGAGGACGGAAGATTTTATATTGGTTCTCGTAAATCAAAAGTTCCTGCGAATGAAGATATAAACTATTGGGGCTCTCCGGGAAAAATTAATAAACCTTTATGGGAAATGCAAAAAGAAAAACACATTCTTTTTGAAAGCACAGATATTTCTCTGCAAGATTTAAGAAAAAAAGAACATACTCTGATAAATGAAGGGTGGAGAAAGTTTGGTAGAGAAAAATGTATAAACAAAACTTTAGGTGGATTGGATAGTATTCCTATAGAATTGCATATAGAAACAGGTAAATTGGCTGGAAAAAAAACTTATGAACTTGGTGTGGGTATTCATTCACTTACATTAGAACAAAGAATTGAAAACGGAAAAATTTATGGACATATTGGAGGTAAAAAATCAAAAGAACTTGGTGTAGGAATACACTCTTTAACAAGAGAACAACTGATTGAAATTGGAAAAGAGTCGAATAAAACACAAAAAGAACTTGGTATTGGAATTTATGCAATATCAAAAGAGCAAAGAGAAGAAATGATAAAAAAATCAATAAAAACACAAAAAGAACTTGGCATTGGAATTTATGCAATATCAAAAGAGCAAAGAAGAAAAAATGGTAAAAAGGCGTATGTGAATGGACTTGCTAATTTAACAAAAGAACAAAGAAAGGAAATTGGTAAAAAAGCAGGAAAAATTACTGCAAAAATTCATAAAGAAAATAATACTGGTTTTTATGGATTATCAAAAGAAGAACGAATTAAAAATAGTAAAAAAGCATATCAAAATGGATTATCAAAATTTGAAAAAGAATTTAGTTTAAAATCTCCAACTGGTGATATAATAAATGGAAAAAATATAGCAAATTTTTGTAGAGAAAATAATCTATCACCTCAAAATGTCGGAAAAGTTCTTCTCGGTAAAAGAAAGCATCATAAAGGATGGACAAAACCATAATCTTGGAGTATGATGAAAACCAAATATTTTGGAGAGTTAAATAGAATGTGTGAGTTAAGTTCAGTAGAGGAGGGAGAGTGTGAATCCGATGCAGTTTAAAATTTCTTCAACAGAGGAACAAACACAGATTAAAGGAATGACGGTTTTTAATACCGAAAAAGTTGATACCAAAAAGCAACCAATGTTTTTTGGTAAACCCCTTGGAATTCAGAGATATGATTCATACAAATATCCTGTATTCGATAAACTGACTACTCAGCAATTAGGATACTTCTGGAGACCTGAAGAGGTGTCTCTCCAGAAGGATCGTGGTGATTATCAAACACTTCGTCCAGAACAGAAACACATTTATACTTCTAATTTGAAGTATCAAATTATGCTCGATTCTGTTCAAGGACGTGGACCTGGAATGTCTTTTATTCCTTATTGTTCATTACCTGAACTTGAGGCATGTATGGAAGTGTGGGGATTTATGGAAATGATCCATAGTCGTTCATACACTTATATTATCAAAAATGTATATCCAGATCCCTCTGAGGTTTTTGATACTATTATCACTGATAAACGTATCTTGGAACGTGCCTCAAGTGTAACTGAATCGTATGATGACTTTATTCAATCAGCACAACAATATGGTGTATCCGATGCTTGGTTACACAATCTTGAAGGAGTTTCATACGCAAAAGAAACAATCAACGATGTTAAAAGAAAACTCTATAGAGCAGTCGCAAACGTTAACATTCTTGAAGGTATTCGCTTCTACGTTAGTTTTGCATGTTCTTTCGCATTCGGTGAACTTAAGCTCATGGAAGGATCCGCTAAGATCATCTCTCTTATCGCAAGAGACGAAAACCAACACTTAGCAATCACTCAAAATATTTTGAACAAGTGGAGGGATGGTGATGATCCTGAAATGAAGCAGATTGCAAAAGAGGAAGAAGAATGGGTTTATGCAATGTTCGATCGTGCAGTAAATGAAGAAAAGCGTTGGGCAGATTATCTGTTCAAAGATGGTAGCATGATTGGTCTAAACGATAAACTTCTTCAACAATACGTAGAATGGATCGCAAACAGAAGACTTAAAGCAATTGGGTTAAAGCCCCAATACGATATCGCAGCAAACAACAACCCACTTCCTTGGACACAGCACTGGATTTCCTCTAAAGGTCTCCAGGTGGCTCCCCAGGAAACGGAGGTAGAGTCATATGTAGTAGGGGGAATTAAGCAAGATGTTACCAAAAATACTTTTGCAGGATTCCAATTATGATGAATGGTGCGAACAAGAAATTCTAAATGCTTATAAAGAAGCAGCAGAATGTGATGACTTTTTGTTTGGAGATTATGACTATTGTAAAGAGTGGTTAGGTATTTCTACTACTTAAGTATTATAGATAGGGGAGAGCAATCTCCCCCTTTTTATTGTGTCGAAAAATCAACTTAAGAAAGACGAATTCAAAGTTCGTGTGTTAGGATTAAAAAAAGAATTACATCAAGAAGGATACTCTGGGGGGGTATCTCATCTTGCGGATAAATATCTGAACAAGGTTCTTGATATGATTGATGAGTACAGGTATTGACTATGAAAACCCTTGGTTGTATAATCAGGTTCCTTTTACCAGTGACGATATTGGGGACTACTTTGGTTTTGTTTATCTCATTGCCAATAAGTTATAACAATCCAAAAACTATAATAGAATTAATTAACAATAAAGATTAGTCCTTCCTTTAATTGTTTCTTATATTTTTGGTGTCCTATTTTCTTTTCTTTTAGATAAGATACAACACTTTCCCAAGTATTTTCTCCATCACTCACTCTTACATTTTTTGATGTTGTGAGTGCTTTTTTATGTTCTTCTGTAAGTTTTTTTCCATACATTGGATTTCCTTCTCCTTTATACATTTTACTAAACTTTTCACGAACTTCTGGATTATACATCGGGTTATATGATTTGTCTTTCATTTTCTCACTTCTCATATCGCAGAACTTATCGTTTCTCATAACGACTTCATAAATCCCTGCTCTTTCACTCACAAAAAATCTTCCTTCAATATTTGTATTATAATAATCATCCGTCATTAGAACATCTCTTTTAAATTGTTCCATAGTTTCATAATAAGACATTGATTTTTTATGGGGACATAGGTAGAGTATTTCTCGCAAAAATTTATCTTCACCAAGAAGTTTTACATCTTCATTTAATTCATCACAGGATCCAAAATATTTTTTCCAATCACTCTCCTTTGTTTTTCTTCTGCCAGTCTTCTTATCTTTTCTTCTTGTCCAAAAGGATTTTTTACCAATATATTTTCTATCATTTGTTAGGTTTGTTATGATATAAACAAATCCCTCAATTCCCTTAGGAGCCTTTGTGAATTCATTTTCGTTATATCTCCAAGACATAAAAAATACTTTCTACCATAAAAATATTTATAGTGAAAGTATTTTTGGATCATATCAATAACTTTATGATAAATAGTTTGACAGACTTTTGGAAAGAAGATGAAGACATTCCAAGAATTTATGACTGAATGTTATGATATTCAGGAAACATCACTGAATAGAATTCGTTCTAAGTCGCAGAAAGGTGGAATGGCTATCTTGTCTGGACAGAGAGGAGATAAGTCTTCCAAAGAAAATAAAGAAAGAAGCAAGAGAACTGAAAGAAGGATTCGTGGTGCTGGTCTTCCTGGTCCTACAAAAGTTTCTGGGAGATACACAGAGAATCCTGGAACACCTGAGGAGAAGAAAGTGGGAGAGAAGTCCCATGTAGTTTCCTCTGGTAAGATGGGGAAGAGGAAGTTCAAGAAGACGGTTGAGAAACTGGGCACAGAGGGTGGACTTAAGCACAAAAAGAATGTAAAATCAGGGTCAAACAAAGATGATCAGGACTCAGTTTTAATCCAACGCAAAAAAGGTGGATCTGCTACACTCAAAGGAACTTCCAAAACATCTTGGCCTGGTAAGGGTAAGAATGTTAAAGTAGGAAAGATGAGACCAGGACGCACTGGTGAATTTGATACCAAAGTGAAAAACAAAACATTTACTTATGAATAAAACTAAGTTTCCATTTCAGCATATTGTTTTAGAAGACAAAAAAGAAGTCTGGGTTCTTTGTGATAGTGCCATTACTGCTATGGGGATTGGTTCTATTACGAAAAAGTTTTATCCTGGATATACTCCTCACATTGCTTCTAAAGATTATTTCTCAGAACTATCTAAACTTTGAAAAAAATACTATGGATCTTGTCCGGAACTTAAAGAAGACATTATCAAATTTGGCAGAGAAAATTTTAGTAGAACTATCTTATCATTACATAAAACAAAGGGCAAAACAAACTTTGAGGAGACCCGACGACTCTTCACCAACAATGTCCTTACAGAAGCCCTTGACAACGGAGTGCCAGCCTTCTACAATAGCACCATCCTCAACAGATACTTCCGAAAAGATTATTATGGAAACACAGATTGAACCTGTGATTCAGATTCGTGAATGGGCAGTGGAAAAGATTGAGACTCTTACTCAACATGGGAATGTAGTTGACCAAATAAATGCTCTTGCTATTATCGATGAGTTTCATGAGTGGTTAAATATCCCCGAAGGAACTCAAGAAATTGATTATCTTTGCTTAGAGGAAGAGGAGTGGGGAGACCAAGAAGTGGACATTAGATAATAGACTTGACAATCAAATCCTGAACTGGTATGATTGT